AAGAAGGCGAAGAACTACATTCTATACCTTCTGGTGCTTTTTATAAAATAGATTTTAAAAAAGTAATAGATGAAAGACCCTTATTTAAAAGACGAGAGTGGACGTTTAAAGGTAAATTAAAAACAGAACAGCAACAAGTAGCTAATAAAATATATAAAGATGAAAGACTTTATAATGGGTTAATAAAGGCTCCTTGTGGTTGGGGTAAAACTTTTTTAGGTTGCTATCTTATAGCTAATAATGCTAAACCTACTGTTATAATTGTTCATACTAAGCTTTTAGCTTATCAATGGTATGAGTCTTTAAAAGAATTAATTCCTGGAGAAACTATTGGTTTTATTGGGGATGGAAGACTTCAGGTTAAAGACATAACAGTAGCTATTTATAAAACACTTATAAACCATTTAGATACTTTAAAAAATAATTTTGAAGTGGTCTTAGTAGATGAAGCACACTTGTGCCCTGCAGAAATGTTTAGTAGAGTAGTAAACGGATTAAGTGCAAGAACTAAAATAGCTTTATCAGCTACTCCTACTAGAAAAGACGGATTACATATAGTCTTATCTGACTACTTTGGTCCCAATAGAATTACTGCTATAGACAAGGCTCGACTTACTCCTGCGGTAGAAGTAGTTAGAACAGATATAAATTTTAGAATAAGAAATCCTGCTAGAGATTGGGCCTTAGCATTAAATCAACTAGCTAAAAATGATAATTACATAGATTTAATTTGTGACACTGCTAGACGTAAAATTGCATTAGGACGATGTATACTTATAATAAGTGAGCGTATTGATATGCTTAATAGAATACACGAAAAGTTAGAAGGCTCTAAGTTATTAGTCGGAGCCACTAAAAACGCTGAAAGGGAATCAATACTAGAAAATGCAGGTAAGTCTGTAAAAGCTATATTAAGTACAAAAATATTTGATGAAGGAATTTCTTGTCATAGGCTAGATACTATATTTTTTACCTGTCCTCAGAATAACTATGCAAAACTAGAACAGCGAATAGGGCGAATAGTGAGAGAGCATGAAGAAAAAAAATTTCCACTAATCGTAGACTTTTGGTTGAGAGGACCAATAGTAAAAAACATGCAAGAAAAAAGATTACAATGGTATGATAAGCAACAATTTCATATAAATTCAAATTAATATTGACAGCTGGTCTTATGAAGCGTATACTATTAAATATATTAGAAATAAAAAAATCTGCTAAAAATAATAAAGATGCAGAAATTTTATTAACCTTTGCTTTAGCTATTGGATCTAATAAAATTATATCTAATAATTTTTATAATTTAAAACAAAAGCTACACATAGATAGCTTTCCAAATTTTTTAATTACTAAAGGATACTTTGATAAATATCCTGATAAAATCGTCTCTAGATTTACAATAGAAGAGCCTCAGTGTTACATGACTAATGCTTCTTGGCTTCATTATCCTCTTCCTAGTATTATCAAAAGCGATTACTTACATATCCTTGGTCAGAGAAGTTTAGATAATAAAACTAGATTTTTTCCAGAGTACTATCTTGAAGAAAGATATAGAAAAAATCCTTTAATAAACCATTCTGATCGGAAAATAAAACTTATATTGGAGAAATAAAATGGCACTAGAGTGGACTAATTTAAAAGTACAACCTACAACTAATACTAGCGGCGCTAGAAACATTGAAAGAATTAAACTTACAGAAGGTGAAAATAAAATTAGACTTATTGGGGATGTTATGCCTAGATATGTTTACTGGGTAACTAATAACGAAGGCAAAAGAACCCCTATCGAGTGTTTAAGTTTTGTTAGAGAAAACGAAACTTTTCAAGAAAAAGAAGGTATCGATCCTGTAAAAGAAATTGATCCTGATATTTATCAAGATAAACCTGTATTTTCTTATGTTTGCAATGCTGTAGACAGAAAAGATGGAGTTATTAAGCTTTTTGATCTTAAACCCACTATTTATAGACAAATCTTAGATTATGCTATGAATCCTGAGTATGGTAATCCTGCAGATCCCGAAGATGGATATGATATTACTATTAAAAAAGAAAAAACGGGACCTCAAGTAATGAATGTTAAATATACTTGTATTCCTTCTAGAAGGACAGTCCCATTAACTGAAGAAGAAAAAAACGCTGAACTTTTTGAACTAGAGAAAATCTTTAAAAGACCTACTTATGAGGCTCAAAAAGAGTTTTTACTTCGTAATACTGCCTACTTTTCAGAAGCTGTTGCAGCAGATTTAAGAGTAGACGATGATGAAACAATGGAAGATATTTAATGACTAAAAGAAAATTGTCTGAGTATTCAGGTAAAGAAGGGGAGCCAAAGAGCTCCCCTAAAGCATCTGCTAATACTGATATAAAAACAAAAACTATAAAAGAAGATGAGCCTTTGAATGATGCTGATTTTAAAGCTTTATCTACTCCAAAAGGCATAGGTACTCCTTCTATAGCGGGTATAAAAATTCCAGAAGATGGAAAAGCTCATTTTAAACAAGTAGGGCCTCAACAAGTAAAGCTTGATTCTGTCGAGTTAAAAAAGATGAATGTGTTTTTTGCTACTCCTTGCTATGGGGGCATGGTCACAGATCAATATTTTTTAAGCATGTTTAAACTATCTCAAGCAATGATTCAAAATGGTATTAATTTTAGAATTACTACTTTGAGAAACGAAAGCCTAGTTACAAGAGCTAGAAATATTTTAACAGCAATGTTTATGGCTGACGAAGCCGCTACGCATTTAATGTTTATTGACGCTGATATAGAATTTGAAGCAGATGCTGTATTAAGAATGTTAGCTATGAATAAGAACATAACAGCAGCTGCATATCCTAAAAAAACAGTAGATTGGGCAGGCGTTAGTAGGGCTGTAGAGAGAAAAGAAGAAGATCCTGCTACTTTTGGAGCAGAGTATGCTATTAATCTTAAATTTGAGAATAGAGAAACTAAAAAAGTGGCTAGTTCAGATGGGGCAGTAGAAGTATTAGACGCGTCTACAGGCTTCTTTATTATTAAAAAAGAAGTAATTAAAACCATGTTTGAAGCTTATCCTGATTTGTTCTATAAAAATGACAGTTCTATTGATCCTAAATTTAATAAGTATTGTTATTCTCTATTTGATACAATTCATGATCCTAGAGATAATAGATATTTGTCAGAAGATTATACTTTTTGTAGACGTTGGCAAGCTTTAGGAGGTAAAATTTGGGTTGACCCCAATACTAAATTAAACCATGTAGGATCATTTACTTTCCAAGGAAACTTAAACAAAATATTTAACTATGGCGGTTAATATACTATCTAGTGCTGATTGGCACATTTTATTAAGAAAAAAGAAAGTACCTTATTCTTGGCAAGAGAATAGGTTTAAATCTATGTTTACTAAATTACGAGAGCTAGAAGCTTCTTGTGATGTACATATTATATCAGGCGATGTTTTTGATAAAAAACCAGAACCAGATGAAATATGTTTATTTCTTAGTTATATAAATTCTGTTACTATAGATACTATTATTATACCAGGCAATCATGAAGCGACTAAAAAAGGAGAAACTTTTTTAGAGTATTTTAATCAAGACAATGCTATTACCAATAATAAAGTAAAAATATTAACTAAAAATGCTAGAATAACATCTCACGGACAATCTTTTCAGTGTTTTCCTTATGGAGAAATGCAAATTGGTAATATACCTACATATGTAGAAAATGATATTTTAGTTACTCATATTAGAGGAGAGGTTCCTCCTCATGTTAGTGAAGAGTTTGATTTTGAAAATTTAAGAGAGTGGCCTTTAATTTTATTAGGAGATCTTCATTTTAATCATAAGTATAAAGACTATCCCGCCTATTATCCAGGAAGTCCTCTTAATACTCATTTTGATAGAGACTCTAAACGACAATATGGTGTAGATATTTTTCATTATATAGATAGCAATAACTATTCTAGAGAGTTTGTTGATTTAAAACTGCCTAAATTAATTAGAAAAACAGTATCAAAACAAAAAGATATTATACCTCACGACTATGATCATGTTATTTATGAAATTACAGGTTCTATAGATGAAGTATCAAAAATAGAAAATTCAGATCTTATAGATAAAAAGATTG